GGTAGCTTGGCATCTGTGTTGGATTACATCAAATTCAGAGGTGAAGCATGAAATTTGAAATCATTATTGCATTGCTGTTTACCATTGGCGCAAGTGTATGGATTGCATATTTGACGCAGGGGATGACATGATTGAAGTGTTGAAACAGGCGCTTGATGCGTTGGAAACTGAGGTGTCTATCGACTGGACAAACAACGATGAATTCAACGCATCAGCAGAAAAAATGCACGATGCCATCACATCCCTGCAACAAGCCATCAAAAAGTTGGAAAGCCAAGAGCCTGTGGCGACAGTCACAAGTGAAACAGGGGCAGACATAACAATGTCTTGGTGGCATGAACCTGCATTGCCTGTTGGCTCAAAACTCTACGCACACCCACCACAGCGCACATGGCAGGGGCTGACGGATGAGGATATTAACTACATTTACACAGGTATCAGAGCCGTGCATCACGATGTAGATTCAGATGTTCTTTGCCGAGCCATTGAAGCCAAACTCAAGGAGAAAAACACATGAACACTTGTCCAAACTGCGGAAAGGTAGCAGGTCTTCACTCAAGCATATTGCAAGGGTGTATGTGTCAATACTCAGCACCACCACAGCGCACATGGCAGGGGCTGACGGATGAGGAGCAATCTTTTATTTATGACCAAGTCAAACAGATTGTTAACAGCAAGCCGTTTTGGGTGAGGTTTGCAGATGCTATTGAAGCCAAACTCAGGGAGAAGAACAATGCTTGACAGGCTCATAGTAGGTGCAGTGTTATCTTTTGTTGGATGCAATGGCCTGTTTCCCGAGCCGCCGCCACCAGTCACGCCCCACACGTTGCGGATGCAAGCAAAAGAGAAATCCATCAGTGCCGTCTGCGAACGGACCAAGGGCAAGAAACAAAGTAAGACAGTCAGAGAAATGTGCAAGCGATGGGAGAGAGAACGCAATGGATAAACCACAAGGAACAGAAGTAACTATCGGAGACAAAACTGTCTATCTCGAAGAAGGGTGGTACACTCTTGACGAGCTCCAGGCCTATGTCGATAATGTCAAACGCATTGAAGCTGCAAACCCTAGAAAGGAAGAAAGTAATGAAGACGATAAAGAGTTATTTTGAACCCCTCACCCTCACCTTTGTGTGGGTCTACGCCATGGCAATACTTGCCGTGGCAATGGACATTTTTGTGTGGAGGGCATAAACAATGGAACAATATTATTTTGTTTTCTACTGCGACGAGCTCTGCATCGACCTGGAGTGCGAACTGGAGTACGACCAGGAAGAACCCGACGTGGGCCTCAAAGCCTCTATGACCCTGGTCAGCGCCGTGCCAAAGAACGCGCCAGGCCTGGATATCTCAGGGATCATGAAGCTCTCCCTGGTGGACGAGATCGAGGCGGCCGCGCTCAAAGACATACACGACACAGAAATGGACTTTTAACAATGAAACCCGCGATCTTTACAACAGAGGAGCCGCCCGCCCCGATCGACGACATGTTGGTCAAGGAGTACGTCAACGGACTCAGGCGACACATCGAGATTTTGAACATCCAAATAGAGACCTTGGTCAACGAACTACATGAAGCAAAGAATGAACCACGGAACACGGCCCATGGCACATGAGCCAAAACAAGAGGTGGACAGCGAACTGGACATGATCACCAGGGAGTTGATGCAGATGTACGTCGTTCGTATTAACGGGCAAGACGTCGTGCTCCTCGGGCCAATCTTGGGTTGGCCCGAGAGTACAGGGACTGAAGTGGAAAGTTTCGGTTTTGGGGAGCTGGTTCACGTGGGTAGCGTGATAGAGATGCTTCAAAGGATGCGGGACACGGGGGAAGGGGTAAGTGGGATGAGTAAATTGCAATGAATCACGGACCACGGACTACGGACAAAGGATTAAAAAATGAGTTTTTTACTTGTATATAGACTTTTTGACCAAAAGAAAAAAATAAATTATTTTTTTTATTTTAGACGTAATAGATGTAATGGTGTAATAACGTAATGTAATCAACGAGTTATGAGAGTACAGTACATTACAGGTTGTATACAGGAGTAATTTATATAAAATGCGCGCGCAACTTTTTTTTTGAAAAAAAAAAAACTTACTCTTGGGTAAAAAGTCCTTACTGGAACGCTACAAGTACACGGAAATTGGAACTGGTTAAGTTGGAAGGTTTAAAAAGGAGATAGAGATGGCATTGAAGGACGTTTACAACAAGGCCCCGGTGGCCCAAAAGAAGCTGAATCAGCGCTTGGCCAAGCCGGTGAAGCCTTTGAATCAGCATAAAAAGCCTTTGACACCCCTGGAATGGAAGTTTGTTCAGGAGTTGGTATCGGGCGCGGGATCGATCAGCCCAACTGAAGCGGCTAAAAGGGCCGGGTATGCTGAAAAGTCTGCCGCAGTCAAAGGGTATACCCTGACAAACCCTGAATACCACCCCAATGTGGTGGCCGCGATCCAGGAATACCGGGCGGAACTGGCCCTGAAGTACGGGACGACCTACGAGAGGCACATGAAGGACATGCAGACCATCAGGGATGCCGCCCTGACCGCAGGGGCCTATGGGGCCGCTGTACAGGCTGAATACCGCCGTGGACAGGCCCTGGGCACCATCTACATCGATCGCAAGGAGATAAGGCACGGAACGATCGATTCCATGAGCAAGGAAGAGGTCATGCGAAAACTGGAGGAAATCAAGAAGCTGTACGGGGGCCCACCCCCGACTGCGATCCTGGAAGTCCAGGCCACCGAAGTGGCGGCCAGTGTCGAGCATGATCCTGACTTTGACCCGAATGCTGTTTTGAAGGAAACCAAAAATGCCAGTCAAGCCCGAGAGCGCGCTATACAAGCGGATAAAAGAAAACCTACTAAATTGCCGGATAACGAGGCTTGAGTCCCGGGTAGGCCTGGGGATTCCGGATTGCCTGATTGCATTTCCTGGAAAGTGGGTGATGTTGGAGTTGAAGGTTGTCAGGCGCGGGAAGAAAGTTAACCTGAGTCCGCATCAGATTGCCTTTCACCTGGTGCATGGGGAAATGAGGGTGCCGACCTTTATCCTGGTTCAGTACTTCCCGCCTGGGGTTACCCAGGGAGCCAAATCGGAGCTTTTGCTTTTCCGTGGAGACCAGGCAGAGGAACTGCACCACCTGGGCGTGGACGCGGAGCCGCACGACAGTTGGTCATTGGCCGGGCCGGTTTGGCACATGCTCCGACTTAAGTTAATTGGGGGCTAGGGAAAGCACCTAGTGACGTATCGAAAAAACGTGTATGATGCGATCAGCCAGGCGAATTGTTCCCTGGCTGAATAACCTAGAAAGAGAGAAAGATATGGCAGTTTCATTGAAGAGGCGCGATAAGCATGAAGAGGTTTATCGTAAGCGGTTGGCTACAAACAAGGCCGCCTTTGACCAAATGACAGAAGAACAACAAAAAGTTGTGCGTGACACCCAAGTGGCGTTACGCAGTTTTGTTTCTGACTTTTCTGATTCGTTTGACGTGACCACAAGCACCGCACGTGATTTGCAAGATTGTTTTTGGCGCATGAACAATGCGTTCAGGACAGAGGAGGATTCACAATGAAAGTTAATCTCCAATTGCGCGCCCAGTATGGACTGGGGACTGTCCGGGCCTACCGGGAACTTATTGGCCGTGATGGCCCAGTTGATGAGGATGCCGTGACTGACATGCTCACCGATATTTGGCACATGTGTGAGTCCCTGAACATCGACATGCGTAAATGCCACACCGCCGCGTTACTTCATTTTTGTGCAGAGAAAGAAGGTGTTCAATGAAACAATATTCAGTTGAGGTTCGCATGTCCTACTTTGTTTGGGTGGACGTTGAGGCGACCGATGAGCATTCAGCAAGAGACCAGGCATTGCGCCGGGCCTACCGGGAACAACAAAAGGGCACGGGCGTTTGGGGTGAAGAGCCCCAGGTCACAGCGGTGATTAAAGAGGAGACAGTCGAATGAAAGAACAAATCGAAAAACTGCTTGAAGAGTGGCACCCAAACGAGATAGGCCTGATGGTTGGCCTAAGTGACAGCGACACAAAAAAGATTGTGCGGGAAATTTACTTTGGTTGGGGTTACACAAGTCCGGACGATTGGAAGGCGCAACACATAGGCGATGGGGAGTACGTTTTACTCCTGGATCAAGGCGATGAGTGGATTGATGAAGAGGGAGACTTTCGCTGTTTCGATTCTAAAGAGGAGGCCCTCGATCATCTGCGTGAATCGCTCCGGTTGTGGCATGACCAGGTGGCATTGAGAACTCATTCTTGAAAGCCAAAAACAAATGCGCCAATCAAAACTACCTGATCGCTACAGAAAAGTGGATCAGCCGCCCAGGCCACCACCTGGGCCGTTCAAGCTGAAAGACATTTTCAAACTGGCCGTGATGGCTTTTGTCAACAACGTGATTAAAAAATAGGAGTTGACAGGATTTTTCGATACGTGCTATATTTCACCCAGGTCATGCGATTCACGCGTGGCCGCAACCTAGAAAGAGAGAAAGAACATGGATACATTGAACCCAATTTTGAATGCCCTGGTACAAGACCTGGTGCGCCAATTAACGCCTGTCGTTGTGCAAGCAATTGCTGGTGAACTGGAAGACTACAAACTTCAAACAGAACAAAAAATTGTTGATGCGTTGGACGTGAGCCGCAACTGGGTGCGTGGTGTTGTGGGCGAAGTACTTGACCAGGACTTACGCGGCCGCGTTGCAGACGTTCTCGAATCAACCAATGACGAGCACATCATCGACGTGGACGCAATGGCCGCCCGGGTGATTGATAACCTGGACATGGACGACCTGGCCGAAAAGGTAATGCATGATGCAGACCTTAGCGACCTGGCTGAGAGAGTAGTGGCAGAAATTAATCTTGACGACCTGGCAGAAAAAGTGGGCGAGGAGTTGGATATTCAGAGCGAGCTCAAAGAATATTTCGACAACAACAGTTTCACCATTCACCCACAATAAGGGGCCGACATGGGACTGGAAGAAACTCAAGTCGCAATTGTGGACATGTACGACATACGCGCGTCCTTGTCGGATCAGGTAAAAAAACAAATAAGTGTCAGGCCTGAAATCACAGTTGGCGAATGCATTGATGACGTGATCTTATTTTTGGAAGAACTCGAAACCCTTTACCAGGAGAAAACATTGTGAATAAATCGAACGTTGAAAAAATTCAAGAACTGATGACACGGAGCCCGGCCGGGCCGCTCATGCAAGCATTCATTCTCGAGGCCGTGCGCCGTTATGCGGAGGAAATACTGCGCGAGGGTGAGCCTGAAGATAATCCCCGCGCGCTGATATCACCCCAGGCCTGGTACACATGTGCCGAAGTGGCATATCTTGAATTAAGCTAAGGGGACGACATGAAAAATTATGACGTGACAATAAAAGCCACCATCACAAAAACATATAGTGTTCAGGCCGATGACGTAGACACCGCCTATGAACTGGCACATGAAAAATTCAGCGTTTTAAATGATGACACGCCCGAACATTACGAACAGGAAACAGTAAATATTAAAGAGGAAAAAAAATGCAAGAACTGAAACCTTATGCGCTGATGACTTTAAACGAGCGCGCCACCTGGAACCACCGCGCCGCGCAGTTAATGGAAAAAATCGGCGGCGGGTTTGCGTCCGCCTTGGCCCTGGCTTATTTTCGCGCTGATGGAACAAATCAGGCGCGCATTTTGGGCGCGTTCGGTGACTTGTTTGACCTGTATAGAAACCGGGCCTTTGAAGAGCTCGAACGCGAAGAGCAGGCCCGCCAGGCCCTGGCCGCCCAGGAATAAAAAAAATAATTCTCTATTCACCCGGCCGCGTGCCGGGTTTTTTTGCCTGGCCTGTTGCATTGTTTTTTGTTTGTGTGTAATATCACAAACACCGGGGCCGTGGTGGCCCTGGAATCAGAAAGTAGAAAGAGAAAATTATGCAAACCCTTAAATTGAATTACTTCACCGATCCGGGCCATGGCTGGGTTTCGGTAAAGCTTGAAACGCTGAAAACCCTTGGCATCGCTGAGAAAATTAGCACGTACTCTTACATGCGTGGGGCCAGTGCATACCTAGAGGAAGACTGCGACCTGGGCCTACTCTATCAGGCATGCGACGCGCGGGGCCTAGAGATACAACTACAAACTAAACACACGAATAAGCATAGCCCGATCCGCTCATATGCAACATACCGCGCGGGGGCCGTCCATGCTTAAGACAATCCGCCAAAGTAGCAACAAAAAAACCGGGCCGATAGCGACAACGTACCGGGCCGGACAGCATCACACGTTCGGCACATGTCCGAAAACGTGCGCGTTAAATCCGAACGGCGAGCACGCCGCCGCCCTGGTAGATACCGATTATTTGGCCGCCGTATATAACGCGGTCCCGCGTAACGGCCAGGCCTGGACGTATTCGCATTTTGGTTTTGAAAATCTACCAAAACCCGCGCCAGGTAAAACAACGATTAATTTCAGCGCGGACACAATGCCCCAGGCCGTGGCCGCCGTCCGGGCCGGTCACCCGGCCACAGTAGCCGCCCCGGCCGGGACTGTTTGGCCGTACACGTTCGACGGGGTGCAATTTGTCCAATGCCCCGAACAATTGAGCTCCGAAAATTCCGGGTTTACATGTGCAACATGTGGCAACGGCCGCCCATTGTGTGCACGTGGTGATCGTGATTATGTGATCGTGTTTGTGGCGCATGGAACCCAGGCGCGAAAAGTGGCCGCCGGTGCCGATGATCCCGGCGGGTGTTATGCGGGCCAGGGGCATGCGGCCATCGCCTGGCATGCCACCAGGAAAACCGGCGCGCCCGATGACGTGGCCGCCGTGGCCGCGTTCGCTCGATCGCTCCCGCCTGGTTCGCTACTGCGCCACCATATCGCCGGGGACGTTGGCCGTGCTAATTAATCCCGCCCTGGCCCTGGCCGCCCTGGTGGCCCGGGCGTATATTAGGATATTCCCTAATAAGCAAAAAAATAATTTCATTATTTTAAAGTTACCGCGTAGAATTCGAATTGTTGGGCCCCGAGCCCGGCACCGCCGCCGATCGGTTATCGGTTAGAAACTTAGAATTGGATCACATCATGTCTACACTCTCCCAAGCTTCCAAACAATGGGCCACACGTCCCGCCGAGGAACGTTTCACTTCATTGCCTGGCATGTTAGCTATGCTTGAAACTCAGCGCGCGATCACCCGCGCCGCCGTGGTTTCTTCGCGTAAGCTTCGCGCCGTCCCGTTGGACGATAACCAGGGCCTGATCATCGAAGGCCCGAACGGCCATGGATATTCACCTACTCATTGGTCATTTGGCCAGGCCGCGCAGTTGACCGGCGCGCCCGCCGGTTATCTTCGCGCCTTACCGGCCCCCCTGGCCGCTGACTGTCTTAATTATGGTTTTCAGGTTGACCGCTCCGCCCAGGATATCGGCGTTTTACTTTCAAACAATGGAACGCCGGAGCTCCGCGCGATGACCGGCCCGCGTTATGGCCGCATTTGGAACGATGACGTTGTGCGCGAATTAATGGATCGATTCGGGGACGGGGTGACCGGTGACTTTAAGGTGCCCGGCACCTGGGGCCGCCCGTTGGACCAGGTAGACATTAAAAACACAACGTTGTATGCCGGTGACCGCGACATGTTCGTATTCCTGGCCGATGAAACGAACCGGATCGAGCTCCCAGGCCGCCGCGATGGAAAAACCGGGGAATTGGCGCGCGGGTTTTTTATCAGTAACTCAGAGACCGGCGCGGGCACGTTACGCGTGAAAACGTTTTTGTTTGACTACGTATGCGCGAACCGGATTGTTTGGGGAGCTCATGAGCTCGAAGATATCGCGATCCGCCATACCGCGAGCGCGCCCGATCGTTTCATCGATGAAGTGGCCCCGGCGTTGTTGGCCTACAGTAACGCGGCCGCCGGGAATATCAATCAAGTGTTGCGCGGTGCCCAGGTGGCCAAGATAGATAAGGTGGACAAATTCCTGGCCACCAGGTTCGGGCCCCGTGTGGCGCAAAGAATCGAACACGCGCACGTCATCGATGAAGGCCGCCCGATCGAGACAATTTGGGACGCGGTAACCGGCGCGACCGCATACGCTCGATCGATCCCGTGGACGTCCGAACGCGTGGAGCTCGAAACCCTGGCCGGTGACATGTTGGAGCTCGTGCACGTGTAAAAACCCGGCCACCTGGCCCCGTAAACCCGGCCACCTGGCCGGGTTTTTTTATTCCTGGCCGTTATATCGTTTTCGCGTACTTCGGTTTTTAGCCCCGTATCGAAACCCGCCAGGCCGCGCCCGTGGTGGCCGCCCGCCTTATCCGGCCCGCATGCGTTTTTTGGACCTGGTGCCCGGCCGTAAACCTGGCGCGTGATCCGCGCCCCGTTTTACGTCCAAACCCGCCCGCCGTATTGAATCCGCGCAGCGTTTTCCTGGCTGCGTGGTCCCGCTGCGTGGCGCAGCGGGTGAACGTAAAAACCCCAGGCCTGGCGCGCAGTTACGCGGGCCCCGTTGCACGGGCCGCGCCTGGTGGCCCGTTGACCTGGTGACCTGGGCCGCGCCTGGCGGGCCGGTGGCCGTGGTGCCTGGCGCGCAGTTATTCGCTCCCAGGTATGTACATACGTTCGCAGTTATTCGCTCCCAGGTAAGTACATGCGTTCGCAGTTATTCGCGGGCCTGGTGACCTGGGCCGTGGTGCCCGGCCGGTGACCTGGTGGCCGCTCCCGGCCCGGCCGGTGACCTGGTGCCGGTGACCTGGTGGCCGCGCCTGGTGGCCTGGTGTATGTGATCCGGTGACCTGGTGCCGGTGATCGATCGACCAGGTTAACGATTCGCGGGCCGGTGGCCGCGATCCCCGGGCCGTGGCCCGCGCCCTGGTGGCCGGGTAGAGTCCCGGCGGGCGTTTTAGCGATAGTCAGCACTCACTTCGACCGGGCCCCGGATTTTGGCCCCAGGCGGACCTGTCGGAGGCTTTAGCCCGATTTCACACAGTTTGTGGGGCTCTAAACACAATCGGACCCCCGGGCCCCGGAAATAGGCCCCCTTTGCTTTATTTCCGTTTTTGTGTAAAAATTTTTACAAATTTCAAAACTATTTTGTTTCACGTGAAACATCCTGCATGAACACACCAAACGATGAAATGGAAGTAGAGCGCCTTAAGCTCGAATACCGTCTTGCTAGGTTAGAGGCACAGGAGAGTGCCCAAAAAGATTTTATGTTGTTCACGAAGTACGTCTGGCCCGAGGCCATCATCGGCGATCATCATGCCAAAATGGCAGATGCATTCAACCGCGTTATGACTGGAAAGCTTAAGCGCCTGATCATCAACATGCCTCCCCGGCACACCAAATCTGAGTTTGCGTCCTACCTGTTGCCGGCGTTCATCATGGGCAATAAACCGCGAACCAAGATCATTCAAGCGACCCACACAGGTGAGCTCGCAGTCCGTTTTGGCCGCAAGGTCCGTAACCTGATGGACTCGGACGAGTACAAGGAAATCTACCCAAAGGTTGTATTGCAAGCCGACTCCAAGGCTGCCGGCCGGTGGGACACGGACAAAGGTGGTGAATACTTTGCCGTGGGCGTTGGTGGTGCAATGACCGGACGTGGCGCGGACCTCTTGATCATTGACGATCCACACTCTGAACAGGACGCCATGTCGGAGCTTGCTCTAGACAACGCGTGGGAGTGGTACACCTCTGGCCCGCGTCAGCGGTTGCAGCCAGGCGGCGCGATTGTCGTGGTCATGACAAGGTGGGGAACCAAGGACCTGACCGCGCGCCTCATCAAGCAGCAGACCAGCCACAAGGCCGACAAGTGGGAGGTGATTGAATTTCCTGCCATCTTGCCTAGTGGTAAACCCCTATGGCCAGGCTTTTGGGGCGTTGAGGAGTTGTTGTCTGTCAAGGCCTCTTTGTCACCGCAAAAGTGGCAAGCCCAGTGGCAACAGCAACCGACCAATGACGAGGGCGCTATTCTCAAGCGTGAGTGGTGGCAGGTCTGGCAAAAGGACGAGCCGCCGATCGTGGACTACATTATTCAGTCCTACGACACTGCCTACAGCAAGAAGGAAACTGCTGACTATTCGGTGATCACGACCTGGGGCGTGTTCCATCCCTCTGAGGACTCGGGCCCAAACCTGATATTGCTTGACGTCAAGCGTGGCCGGTGGGACTTTCCCGAACTCAAGCGGATCGCCAAAGACGAGTATGACCACTGGCAACCGGACAATGTGTTGATTGAGGCCAAGGCAACGGGCGTTACTTTGCAGCAAGAACTTCGCAAGATGGGAATCCCTGTCACGATGTACACGCCTGGGGGCCGACGGGCCGGCACTGACAAGATCAGCCGTGCCAACTCCGTGGCCCCAATACTTGAGGCCGGCATGGTATGGGCCCCGGACCGTGAATGGGCAGAAGCCCTGGTTGAAGAGTGCGCCGCGTTCCCTAACGGCGACAACGACGACATGGTGGACTCAACGACGCAGGCGCTCATGCGTTTTCGTTCTGGCAACTTTATTTCTTTGCACACCGACGACAAGGAAGATGATGCGGTGGCGGACCTTGTGCCCGAGTACTATTAGGGCATAAAATAACCTGACACCACCTTTTTGTTAGGGCGAACTATGGACGGACAATATTTACCTGATGATGAGTTAGACATCGACAGTCTTGCATCGTCCGAGCCTCCTGAGTATGTGCCTCAGATGTTCTCTGAGGGCGGCGAGGTAGAAGAGGATATTGAACACTACGCCAAAGGCGGTGAAGCTTCGATTGAATCGCAGACCGAATCGATGAACCAGTTTTTGTTGGCCGACGAGGCCGACACGGCGTATGCGCCCATGTACCCTACCGAAGCTAAGGCGTCGGACAAAGACACCAAGACTGCGAAGATGATGCTCAAGCAGTTAGTGACAAAGGGCGGTGGTGGCAAGTCCAAGCGCTCTAAGGAAATGAGCATGCCCATGGGCGACTTGTCTCCTGCCATTCCTGATCTTGGCGCGCCGCAAACGGAACAAGACAAGTTAATCCAGATTGCAACTGCCAGGTCGCAGTACGATGCCTTGGAGCAAGCTTACAAGCTCAAGGCCCAAGCAGCACAAAGAGCCGGCAAAGGCTTCATGCGCCCCACCTTTAACACGGTGATGTTTGACCAGCCGACACTGGAGAAGCCCGGCCCCTTGATGGCAAGAACCTTTGCCAAAGGCGGCGCAGCACTTAAGGGCACCAAAGCGGTTGACGAGGCGGGCAAGCCCGTCCTTGCTTATCGCGGTGAGTATGGTCCGGGTAGTGGCCTGTCCACACAGCAGGGCTCCTTGAGCTATGGCACGAAAGACGCGGCCAACCTGTATGCCACAAGTCCGAACACGGGCGCGGCAGTAGACGCGGCAAAAGTGTTCCCGTCTTATCTCAGCATTCGCAAGCCCTTAGTGAATGACCCGACCGACCCTTTCATTGATCTTGGCGTTCTTCGCAAGGCATTGGGGGAGGCAGAATTTTCTCGAGTGGTGAAGAACAATTCGGGGTTGATTGAGAGGACTGGCGCGTTCGACCGCTTGGCCACTGAGCGCGGCTACACCTCTGTTGCTGACGTGATGAAGAAAGACCCCAAGGCACTCAACAGCCTGTATGTGGACATCTACCCAATCCTTGACGATGCACAGGCCGTCAAGACTTTGCAAAAGCGTGGCTATGACGGCGCGATCTACGGCGGCTCGGGGGCCACGGCTCGAGAGCCAGAGTACCGCGTGTTCGGTGCGTCGCAGGCGGTGTCTCCTTACGGCATGCAGCCCATGGCCCCTCGCACAGCAAGGCAGCAATTCTCTGATGTTGTGCGCAGCATGGACATCAGCCCAACGGACGCATTGGAGTTTCTTGGCAAAGCG